AGGCCCCTTAGGGCCTCCCCGGTACTATGTGACCCGTCTCTTAATAAGAGACGCTCTGCCGTAAGTCTAGGGTTTCATACAGTGTATCAAACCCTAGCATGCTCTACTAGCTCGAAAGGAGCTATCATGGCTGGAACAGTGACTTCCACTCGTATCACGGATTTACCTTTTTCATATTCTATGAAAAATGTGAATACGGGACTTGTGACAAAATCCGGCGTCTTTGACGTTGGACGTAGTTACTCGTCTGGGTGGAATTCATCACTCCAGATGACTACCTCGTGGCGATCAGGAAGATCCTTTATGAAGGCTCTTTCTGATCCGCAGCAATTAGTTGCTGACGAGGACCTGCATGATCGTGACGTACCTGATAACTCAGATGAGCTCCTGAAAAGGACGACAAATGAGTTAAAACAGGAAGCCAATGGTGGTTTTCCAACCCCCAGTGGTCAAACGTGGGATCATGGACACGACTTCACCACTACAAAGGTGGAGAAGAGGCACACGGTAGCTACTCTTATGAGTAGCGATGGAAAAGCTTCCTACCATGGACCTCTTAGCGTGTACTTTGGTGCGGGTGGTAACTCTTGTTTTGATGGCGGCGTGGTTAACCACGTGCCGAACTTTTGTTCTGCAGACTGGCCTGCGGTAGATCTTACCCGCGGTCAACTTGCAATCAACAAGACCATACCTACCCTGCCCAAAGCAGGTGTGGCGGCCTTCTTGGGAGAACTTCATGAAGGACTCCCCAGACTCATTGGTCACTCCGTACTGTTTAGGGATCGTGCTCATGCCTTCAAACCTGGAAAGGTTGCTGGCGATGAGTACCTGAACTATCAGTTCGGTTGGTTACCATTTGTGTCTGATGTAAAGAAGTTTTGTAAGGCTTTCAAAAATGCCGGTCTAATCCTGAAGAAATTCAGAGAAGATTCTGGCAAGCCTTACGTCCGTCGCCACTGGACCTTTCCGAAGGTCCGGGATTCGCATGTTTATCCATCCGCTTATTTGGATTGGGTAAATCGAACTCCGGCCGGCACCTTGCGTATTCCTACGAATAATACCTTCCATGGTACTTATTCGTCGGTTGAGCTTGATGCCCTTGTTCGGTATGGTCAGTCATGGTCAATGCATGCGAGCTGGGTACGTACGTACCAGTATCGCTTCACAGGAGCATATTCTTACCTTCTATCTGAAGATGATTCATTCTTCGGTAGAATGGAAAGATATGTCCAACTGGCAGATCGCCTGTTGGGGATCGAGATTACTCCCGACGTCCTGTGGGAATTGACACCATGGAGCTGGTTGGCCGACTGGGAAGGTAATATTGGTGTTAATATATCCAATATGACCGCTCTCGGTAAGGACAACCTCGCACTGAGGTGGGGCTATTTGATGCGTCATATGACGTTCAAGAGCTACACCTCCACCTCTCCTATCACTTCTTATAGTGGTTGGAGTGGTACTTTACACAGCACTCTGTTCGCAGAACAGAAAACTCGTGTGAAGAGTACGCCTTTCGGCTTTGGCCTTAGTACTGCCGCTTTTACCGATCGGCAGTGGGCCATCCTTGCTGCTCTAGGATTAACTAGGGCGCATAAGACTCTTCATTGAAGAGTCACACGGTTACGCCAAAAGTTGGCGTGATCTAAGTTACCGGTTGGTAACCGGTGATCACCTCTTGGAGTAGTGCCATGTCTTATGCTGATCCCCAGTCAGTAACCATTAACGCGATTGCCAATTCGCTTGCGCGAACTGGCTCTGGGATCAATAGTGGATCTTTTTCCACTGCTGATTCCACTGTACAACTCTTCGTTTCCTCTCAGTATGGGAAGCGACAGCGTCGTACGGCGCGTTTGCAGCATTCGAAGTACGCGACGGATCCTGCGAATAGCGCCTTGATGGTGCCTCGTAGTCTCTCCACGTACATTGTGGTGGATACCCCTTTGCAGGGTTACTCACTCACAGAGCAACAGCAGGTTGTGGCAGGTTTTCTCGCCTGGCTCACTGCTAGCTCCAATGCTGCGGTCACCAAATTGCTTGGTGGCGAGAACTGATGCTCATAGTTGGTACGGCGTCCACGATAATCGTGGGCGCCGTGCTGGCCCTATTTATAGGGTTTATGATCATCTTTCTCACTTTCGCGTACAAGTTGTTAACTATTGGACGCGAATTGCCTATCAAGCGTCTTCCTAGGCATTTTGCAAGGAAACGTGACGATAGAGCAGGGGACACGTAGATCATGGCTAAGGACTGACAACCTCTGTTAGGAGGAGCAGTGAAAAGCCTGATGCTACTAGCAAGAGAGATTTTCGCTGATGCGGAAATCTGGTGTCACGTTAGTACCAGCCGTGACTATAAAACAGTCACAGCTCGTTGTGAAAATGAGGGATTATCGTTTTTAACGATAACTCTTCCAAAATTCTGTGATGATTTCCAGATTGCTCTGGATACAGGATTTTGTAGTCCCTCCCTCTTCGCTGGTTTTAAGCGGAAAGGGTCAACTCCCGAGTTCCTCGGTGGGTTGTTGGACCTCATTTTCAGACGCGACGATGGTCGGTTGCTCGAAGTACCTTCGATTGATGCTATCCGATTCATTCGTCAGATATGTCTTGCCTTTGGCAAGATTAATCTGCCTTGCAGTGATGCGAGGGTGAATTCGGCTATCATCAAGTACATCGAGTGTGAGCAGGGAGTTAAGAGATATGATCGCTCATTCCTTTTATCAAGGAAAGCTTTCATGCGGATGTCCACTTTACTTTGGGGGCAGCTTTTATCCAATTGTGATAAGGCTGTATACACAAAGAGTGTATACCCTAAGCATGGACCCGGGGCGACGGCGGATCGACTTGTTGGTAACAACAAGTGGAACCAGCGTGTTTGGCCCGCGCGCTTGGAACGTGAGTTTCCTATGGCCGAGTATGCTTTCTCGTCCTATAGTGAATTTCTTACGCATTCCCCAAGCATCTCCTTCCTCGAACCTGGAGCAGAGATACCCGTTAGGGTTATCACTGTTCCTAAAACGCTCAAAACGCCGAGAATCATTGCAATTGAACCTACTGCGATGCAATACTCACAGCAGGCTATATTGCAGTGTCTCGTCAATGAGATTAGACACGATGACAACGCATCTAATTTCATTGAGTTCGTGTCTCAAAGCCATAACCAGGCTTTGGCACAGCTAGGATCTTCCGATTCTAGCTTAGCCACACTTGATTTAAGTGAGGCTAGTGACCGCGTTTCGAATCAGCATGTACGAGCTCTGCTTGCTAACTATGGCACTCTTTTCCGTGCCGTAGATGCATGTAGATCCCGGAAGGCTGATGTACCTGGACATGGTGTTATTCGCCTGTCCAAGTTCGCGTCTATGGGTTCAGCGCTATGTTTTCCTTTTGAAGCTCTCACCTTTTGCACGGTGATCTTCTTAGGAATTCAGAAAGCGCTCAACCGACCTCTTACCAAAAATGACATTGCGTCATTTTATGGAAGGGTACGCGTCTACGGGGATGATATTATTATCCCTGTAGAATACGTAGATCCTGTTGTAGCGGAGCTAGAGTCCTTTGGATTTCTAGTTAACCGCAGCAAGAGCTTCTGGAGCGGAAAGTTCCGGGAGTCTTGCGGGAAAGAATATTATGACGGACACGATGTATCCATTAGTCGTGTCCGTCGGGTTCTTCCCCTACACAGGAGCGATGCACAGGAGATTGTCTCTTGTGTTTCTCTTAGAAATCAGCTTTATTTGGCTGGTCTATGGAGAACCACAAGGTATCTCGACTCATTACTGGAACGATTGATACCGTTCCCTAATGGTCTAGATACATCTCCTGGGCTTGTGCGCACGTGCTCGCTCGGCTACGCATCCGAGCGTCAGCATCCAACTCTTCATAAACCCCTAGTCAGGGCTATGATAGTTGTGCCAAGAAAGAGGAAAAGTCCTCTTTCAGGTAGTGGCGCACTTGCTAAGTGTCTGATGCCAGAAAGGTTCGAACCTTTCTCCTCAGATCACTTGCAATTCGCTGGACGTCCTACTGCCGTCGACATCAAGCATAGGTGGCTGGCTCCCTTTTAATAAGAGGGGGCCACTGGTCTAAGTTGACCAGAGAGAAGTAAGACGTTGTCTTACTTAGAGAAGATGCGTTTTCAG